TGCTGGGACGTTTGAGCAAACGTCTTAAGGGCCTCCAGCACACTTGCCTTCACTGCAAACTCAGAGCGCCAGGTTTCTGCTGATCTACGGACGTTTTTCCAGGCAATCGCTTCATCTGGCACGACCACTTCAGCAGTGGCCCAGACGTGATCGCAAGCTTTGCATTTGCGCCGACGACTGATTGCGTCGGGAGTTGTGTGCCTTGACTCCAGTACGGAGATCCATGTGGTGTGGCACTTGGGGCATTGCATCAGAACGAGCAGGGGATAACTACGGAATCGATTGAGAACAGCTTCTTAAGCTGGCGGCGTGCAAATTCAGCCTTGATCGGCGCGCTATAGCTGCAGGCGTCTTCGCGCCGGTTGGTGACCATAAGGCGCTGCGGGCCTACTTCGTAGAGCGCCGCAAGGTAGGCAGGCTCAGCCTGGTTCGTCTTGAGAATGTAGCGCACGGGCTTCGTCAAATTTTTCCTGACGCTTCTGTTTAGCGCTTTCCTTGGCTTGGGCATCCTTTTCCACTGCATCTATATACAGTTGTTCGCAATCGTCGGCCAAACGCTCGTAAACCGTAGTCCTGATCCAGCTTGTAGCCTTCACGCCCTTGGCCTTAGCCAAGAATTTGACCAGCTCAGCCTTGTGTGGGTCGAGCAGTATTTGGAAGTAGGTTTTGTTGCCGTGGCGAATAGCCATGCCGGATTTATGTGCTACAAGTACCCTACCATGCAACTGGGGTGTCAACCTTTTTCTTCCAGGCAGTGCTTTGGGCGCGACGAGCTTGAGCGCGTTGGTTCGTACAGCCCGCTCGCACTTCGTGCGCCCCTTCTAGGAACATTGCAGCTCGCTGCAGGTCACCCGTTGTCGCGGTGGCAATCGCCGCGTTTAGCCGCTCCATCACGATTTGCCTGCCGGTACGCGGCATCCATCGCCTCGTTCAAGTCCTTGTAATACGTTACCGACCCCTCGCAAGAACAGAACCATGTGCCTTTGGCGCAGTAGACGCTGACCATCAGTGAGTCTCCATCCAGGTTTTACCGATAGAGACTTCAGCCAATGCAGGGATCTCGCCGAGCCATTGGGCTTCTGCCTCTTCCATCACCTGTTTTAGGGTCGCCGCCCACTCCTGGGCTGCATCCTCCCTAACAAGCAACAGAATTTCGTCATGCACGGCAGCAGCAATCCGCACCGTGTCTTCACCCGCCTCTTTGACCATCGGCCACAGTCGGCCCAGGGCTCTCTTGAGGATGGCAGCACCTGCTCCTTGGATCGGCGTATTACACCGAACTGTTGATCGGTTCATGTCACCTAGAAGGATTCGGCGCATGTTTGAACCTGGAATACGAATCTCAGCCCACTCACGTTTTTCGGACTGTTGGCAGTCCCGAGCATTGCTTAGTTGCCATTCGGCAATGCCTTGAAACGTCTCCAGCCATCCGTTGCGGATCTCGGCGGCACGCTCTTCGGACATTGTTATGCCCATTCCGCCTGCGTAGTTCCTCAGACCGGCAGCGCCTGCGCCATACAGAAGTCCGAAGTTTGCGGACTTTGCGGTCTGACGATCACACCCGATCGATTCTGCTGTAACGGTGTGTGGGTCTTCGCCGTCCTGGAACGCCTGGATCATCCGAGCGTCATTTGCCACAGAGGCAGCGAGCCGTAACTCCATCTGCCCAAAGTCAGCATCGACCAAGAGGTACCCATCAGGTGCTTCAACACAGCCTCGAAACTGCGGGTCTCTGGGTATCTGCTGGTTGTTTGGCTTGACGCACGACATACGCCCAGACTCTGCGCCGAGCTGCATATAGCTGGCCCGCACAAAACCATCCTTGTCCATCTTTTCTTGGATCGACTCGATCATCTGGCGGCGCTTTTCACACCTTTTCCACTCCAGGTAGATCTGAATGACTTCATGGTCGGCGGCATAAGCCCGCAACGCCTGCCTCGATGCGCTGGGTTTTCCGTTGGCGTCTGTAGGGGTTTTCCCCAAGACAACCTTGAGTTTGTCTTGAAGCTGCTTGGGGCTGTTGATGTTGAAACCTGCGTACTTCTTAGTACCGTCTCGAAGTTTGCCCTGGTCCTTGGCGCGCAGATTGAAAGCACCGTCTTCGTCTCTGGGCAGTTTGTGCTCTTCGGGAAGAGCTGCATCCAGCTTCTCTATGAACTCCTGGGCAAGCCCTTTGATGTCGTACTCATAATCGAGCTTTCGTTGCTGCAGATTCTCCGAGTTCCAATGAAGCCCGGTGCGCCACATCTGGGCCATAGCGGGCAGAGCGCCACACTCCAACATGAACGCATCTGTGAGGTTGTTGACCCGGAGCTTTTTAAGCAAGGGCGCATCCAACTCCATCAACGCGAAAACATCGTTGGCCGCGTACTCAAGCTGAGCTTCAGTTAGCTCACCACTCCAGTCAGACTTTTGCAGCTCTTTAGGAAGATCTTTTTTCAGGTAGCGCCTTACTAAAGCGTCGAGTGTGTGGCGAACATTCGGACGCCCGTTGGTGTCTAATCGACTCGCCAACATGGTGCAGAGCACATGGCCAGCCGGGTAAATGTCGTGAGCCTGCAGCCAGCCCAAATCAAAGACAGCGTTGTGCGCCATCCAGTACCGCACAGGGCTGTGGAAAAAATGACGCAGCTTCTGCCAGTCCTTCCGCTCCAGCTCGAAGCAGTCAATCAGAACAACGGTGTCTCGAACCGCTGAGCCAAGTTGGATTAAACGCATCTTGCAGCGTTCGGGCTGCAGCTGGAGCGTCTCTGTGTCGAAGTAAACGGAGGCTGAAGTTGCGATCTTGTCGAGATGCTCGATGCCTCTGTAGACGGGCATTAGTAGCCCTCCGGATATGAGAGGCCAAGCTTTTTGGCAAGCTCCAGCCAGTGAAGCTCGTGCATGAGTTCCCCTGTTTCAGGGTGTGGGGCGTACCAGCCGGATTCTTCCTTTTCCCACCCGGCAGCTTCGCGGATCTTGTCGCGGTCTTCTGCGGTGTGGGTCATGACCGCAGCTCGACTAAAACAGCAGTGACCACAGTCTCGATCTGGCGAGTGTCGAGGTTGTTGCCTGTCCGCTTCCGCACCACGCTGACGAGGTTGTAAAAGTCTTTGGGCGTCAGGCCAGTGGCATCGAGGGACGAGTCGCCGGACAAATGACGGCGGATCACTTCAGCCCTGGAAACTTTGTAGTAAGCGGCTTGCTGGTCGAAGCGCGCAAGGTCTGCCTCTTCGAGGCGAACTGTGACTTCTTTCATCAGATGGACTCGTCGTAGTAGGAACTGCCAGGGCCGTACTTGGAGATAATCTCTGGGAAGGCATCCAAGATCCTGGAGCGATTGCGCGGATCAGCTGCAAGAGCAGCGGCCGCGAGTGTGCTGAAAAACGACCCACCGTAGTGATGGGCCGTTCTGATGGTGGCTCTGATCTGCCGCTCAGTCATGCCTGAGGTGAAGCTGCTGAGATTGTAGCACAACAGGGTATTTCGTCAGCCCCTGTTCATCCCGTAGCCGTGCGGCTTCTGCCCAGCCTTCAGGCGGTTCAGGCATCTTCCAAAGTGCTACAAGGCACTTTTCCCAATACCGAATCCGCTCTTTTTCACTGGCGCGGTGGTCTTTCAAAACCGGGTACACAGGTCAAAAAGGTGCATCAAGATTGAGCGGTGGGATAACCCTATGTACCTGATCCGGCGCGTCAAAAGCCTGATCCTTTCCAGGGGAAGGGTTCTTAACGACATCGGCTTTTGTCAAAAGGTCGGCTTTTGTCAAAAGGTCTGGCTCGGGGGACTTTTGACAATCAGAGACTTTTGACAAAGGTGGTTTGTCGTTTAGATCCATTCCAGGGGAAGAGGTTTGACTTTTAACACTCTCTCCCACAGACGCCCCCCGTGCGCGAGAGGAGAACTTCCCTGGAACATCCGTACCAACGGCGTGCCAGAAGTTCGGCTTCCGTCCTTTCAACACCAGGTCAGCTGGAGCGTCACACCGCTCAATCAGCTTCTGCGCCTCCAGCTTGTCGAGGCTGTATTTGATCGCCCGCTTGCGGTGAACTCCGCCGAGGTTGTCGTGATCCACAAAGTCTTGAATCGTCCAGGGCCTGCGGTTGCGGTTCATCTCCTGGAGCATCGCCAGCATGTGCCCGTTCGGCCCCTCCATCGAGGTGTCCTTTGGTTCGGGCACCGGCTCGATCCTGTAGGTGAAGTCCCCCAAGAGGCTGAACACCTGGCGCAGTCCTTCGCGGTCATCCCGTGACTTCTCCACGGTGATGATGCGGCTGTTGAACGAGATGCCCAGCTCAGCGATCTGCTTGTTGTCGAGCTTCTGCATGTTCCAGGTTTCATCCACAGCTGCCTTGATGGCACTGGTGCCCCGGAACCCACCGTTTCGGTTGTTGTGGTGGATCACGATGATCGAGCACGCCGGGAAGTCCTTTCCGTTCCGCCGCGCCAACCGCTTCAACGGCAACGCGTACTCCCGACGGTTTTCTTCGTAGGGGTTGGAGTCGTTGCAGCCATCCAGGCTGTCGATCACCACCAGCCCATACCGCTGTTCCTTCTGGATGTTGCAGAACTTGCGATACCACTGCATGTCCCACTCAGCCATCACATCAACGCCGCTCTCCACACCGATCAGGTGAAACTGTCTCCGCAGCACCCTTTCGCTTTGATCACCGTTGAGCCAAAGGCACTTGGACTTAGGCACTGGCACGTTGTTGCCATGCACGTTAAACGGCAGCCCTTGGCTGATGTGTTTGCACAGCGTCTGGCACATCGCCGACTTGCCGGTGCCGCCATCAGCGTGAACCAGCAGTAGCCAAGGCTTAGGCAGCAGCCCTGGAATCAGATATTCAAAAGGCGTGTCGTCCAGATCGCCAACCGCCGCAGGCTTACAACCACGGTTTCGCTTATATGTCAGGTGAGCGTCAAGCAGCTTGTCGATCGCTGCTGCACCTTCACGCTGTCGGCCACCCTCCTGCGCCAGGATTGTCTTTGCCTGGTCCGCATACGCCGGGTTGTCGTAGGTCTCCTCGATCTCAAGACCACGGGCAACTAGCTCTTCAGGACCTAGGAACTCCAGCTTGAACTTCGCTGGCGACGCCTGGATCTCTTCCACCAGCTGTGTAAGACCGTCCCTTTGAAATCGGGTGCGATCTGGATCGACCGCATCTGCCTCCCGAATCAGACTGCCGAACCCAAGACCGCCGCCAGTGAAGCCAGCAGCCCACCGTTCAGCGCAGGGATTTTTACCGTCTGCCCAGTCATCCAGATATTCCGCATCTTTCTGGCTCCACTGCTCCCAAAGCCTCAGACCGTCCTGATTCGGCAGCTCGCTGTGGAGCATTGCGCCGATCTCCCACCAAAACTGCTCACTGAACGCGCCGCGCGGTTCGATGACGCTAAGGCAACTCTCAGCGATCGCGATCTTCTCTTCTCTGGAGCGGTTGGCATATCGGGTGTCGCGCAGCTTGCGGGCGCTGTCTTTCTGGTTGACCTTGCGGTACTGCTCCCGCATCCGCTCCAGCAACCACTCAGGAGCCTCTGGAACGTCGTTTGGGTCGCCGTGGAAGACGTACTCACCTTTGTCTTTGTAAGCACCGCAGAGCACACCCTGGGCACCCCACAGCACTTCCCAGCCTTCCTGCCCTGCAGCTGCATGGCTCAGACCCGAAACGCGGAGCCGATCCTCTTCCGGAACGACAAAGAGGTACTTAGCGGCGTGCGGTTTAGGTGAGACAACCCGAGGTGCTTTGTCGAGATCGTCACCCCACTTCTCCTGGATCGCGCCAAGGTTGCGGTCAACGTCGAAGATGACGAGACCACCTGAGCGCATACCGCTATAAACGCCGACAGCCTTGAACTCGTTGGGCCGCTCTTTGATCCATTGGGCCGTGAACTTGGGCGACAGGTTCTCCCTGCACGCACGCCCTAGAGGAGACTTTCCCCCAGCGATGCGGGGCTTTTCGCCGGGCTCTGCGGGTAGTTGTACGCCGTGGGCGTAGATGGGTGCCGTAGCCCAGTGCTGGGGCAGGCTGAGGATGAAATCAACCAGATTCATGCGCTACAATCCGTGTGTGCAGTAACTATGTGAAGTTCCCCAGTAGGCCGCCCGCCTCTGGGGTTTTTTCATTTTAGGGCGCTTGTCAAATGCTGCGGCGGTGCTACATTTGCGGAGCACCGGGCAACGCGCCCACAGCAAACACACCCATGCCTTTCATTTCAGAGAAGAACAAAGCGGCCGCTGCTGGCGGTGGCGGAGGCTACCTCAACCCCTCTAAAATTACGCCGGGTAGCTCTGTGCGTTTCGCACTCCTGGACGACCAGCCCCTTGAGTTCTTTGAGTGCTGGGGCGAAGACGCCAACGGCAACTCCCGCCCGTTCCGTTTCTCCGAAGATCCCTCCCCTGAAGAGATCAAGGAAGAGATGGGCGAAGACTTCAGCCGTCGCATGAACCGCGATGGCAATGGTCCGGAGAAGGTCAAGTTCTCCATCGCCGTTCCCGTCTACAACTACGACAGCGAAAAGATCGAGGTTCTGCCTCTCACGCAGAAGACCTTGATCAACGAGCTGGATTCCATCAGCCAAATGGAGGATTACTCCGAGCTGCTGGACTGGGACTTTGTGATGGGCAAAGAAGGCACTGGCTTGGAAACCAAGTACAGCCT